TATGCGCCCATCGGTTGCCCGACGGCATACATTATAGGTTTTGAGCCAAGCCACCACACACGCTCCGTGAGGAGCTGTGCCCAAGTCACTGCCCATGAGAGCCCTAAGGCTTTCAGGATTTGTACTTGGAGAGCTACTGGCAATCTGTCGGTAGCAGACGAAAGATCAAAGGAGAATGCAGGCCGCCCTCGGCAGATTTCTCTGACTTTATTAAGCGTGCCAGTTTGGTCAAAGGTAGCGTCTGTCACAAGGCTTTGCAAAGCCTCAAAGAGTGATGAATGCAGTGGCTTTAAAAGACACTGTGTCCACCAGTCCGTGATAGCGATAACTCGAACCTTACCGGCAGCCTCGTAGAGTTTAGATAGTCTACCAAGTTTGGTCGGCATGACTCCTAGGATCACTAGCAGTGGTATTACAGGTGCACTGAGAAGCTGCACCCCCAACCACCAGAACAGCAGACTCCATGAGCGGCTTTTGACCGCGATCACCAGAAACCGTGCCCATTGCAATGGGTAACGGAGAAAGGCTAACGCATCAAGGCCACTGGACCATGTTGCTCTAGGGTAGTTGGGCCCCGCGGCCTCTGAGAAGAGGTTCGGGATGCTCTTACACACCTTAATGTTAACGTTCAACAGAGCAATCGCATGACGCACTTCCTCGAAAGGCAGTGTGGCAGATTCTCCACTGAACCCGTCAGTAATACTGGCGAGCTTTAGCAGAGGTCTGCAGCCAATCACTCGGTATACCGAGAGGATGGTTAAAGATACTCGTAACGCAACCCATCCTAAGGTGGAGTCAGCGCGTCGGCTCGACGCGATGATCCACCTAAGGCGGGCCGGTAGTATCAGGGGAAGGCCAGATCGAGCGCGAGAAACCCTTACACCCGCAGCTTGCGGTGTATACGGTTCTCTCGCGACCCAAAGTACTATTATCCTTATAGACTCTTTAAGGTAAGCGACGAGGAAAACTCGTCCGCTGGCCTTCCAGAGCCTTTGGATTTCTAGTACCATCGGCAGGAAGCACACCTTCCACTGTGACTTCAGTCCAGTGGCCCACACTGGCACTTTCGCATAGGGGAGAAGTTCAGAGAATTTCAACCATCGCTTGAGTGCCACTTGCCTTTTGGCGGTGTGGAATATGCTTTTCATTTCTTTGTTAAGTATGTTTTGCACCGGTCATAGGCTCTAGTGGGTCCAGTGGACCGGAGCTCATAGTCTCCCACTAGCCTGTCTTCAACAGGTTTAGCTTATGAGTGTCAGGCACCCGGGAACCCTCCCGGATGCTTTGCCCTTATCCCTGGATTTAACCA